TTTTTACTGCCCCAGTAAATTGAGCGTTCAGCCATCTGCGCGACATACCGGAAAATCCGGTCACCTGGCTGTGCAGCTTGCTGAGATTCATCGGTATAGCGGTCCGGGAAAGGTCGCTGCCAATCTTCAAAAACATTACTGACGGTATACTGTAGTGCATTGGTTTCGCCAGATGTTGCCCCGGTACCAGATACCCTGCCCTTAAAAATCAGGTCAGCCATCTGCACTACTCCACCGTCGTCCATAGCCACCAGATATAGCTCCGCAGGTTTTCCAACACAGCGCTCGTTAAGCGTTTTGGCGAACAGGGACATGTCCAGACCAGAGAGCGTCATCCTGAGTTGCGTCGGGCTCGTCGTGTTGGCTTCACTCACGTCATCAATGGTCCCCAGAGTTCCCATGCCGTAATAGACATATCCGCCGAGCACCAGCGTGCCGGTGCCTGAATGGACGTAAGCGATCCCGGACTCAAACTGGACATTGGCCGCCAGCACGACGGTAACTCGGTCACGTGAAAGCCAGGTGATCATTGAATCTGAAAAAGGGGAATACAGCATTAAAATGCCTCCTCAAACTCCAGCGTGTAGCTGGTAAATACACCCGGAACTCGGTTACCCGCGCCCTGCTGGTTATCTTTCAGCTTAAAAATCCCGTATGGGTTCGCCAACTCAATCTTGCCGTTTACCGGCGGCGAGGTACGAAGCATCGGCGCAATCGGGATGATTGCAGTGCCGGTTGAGGTGCTAGTCACGTCAGCGGTAACCATTTTCAGTTCGTCGTTCACGGTAAGGTAGTCTCCCTCCCGTAATATGACCTTGCCTGCAGTCCATCCTTTGCTATAGAGCTGCGTACCCGTCTGGTTTGCATCCGATACCACCGGGTTACCGAAGGGGGTTCTTCCATCCCGGCCCCAATCGCGTATTTTTACCCTGCCGTACTCACCATCGAGCGAGGCTACCAGTGCATCAATACGCCGCGATTTATCGTCGGTGAGATTATTAAACGTCAGAGAGCAAACCCAACGAGTACCAGGAAAGCGAACAGTCTGAGACGCACCGTTAAATGGGGATCGAAAGGTTTTGGTATTACTTTCCGGACGCCATGTAAGTGATGACGGCTCAACATCTGCAGGCCACTCTAAAGAAACCATGATTTCTCCTATATGGCTAACCAACCAACATTATTTATATTTTTGGATGGTTTTTTATTTCACTGCAATCATTTAAATACATAGAAAATAATTGCGGGAATACCAAGAATAATAAAAGCCGAGACTATAACAATTAAACCAACATTTAATTCTTTCTTATCTAAATCAGAATTTAAAGAAATCGGCTCCATTGTCTTTTTGAACTGACTGCTACTCCCGCCCTGTCTTAATATGTCACTTAGTGAATATAGTAATTTATCAAAATTCTTTTGATGCTTATGGGCGCCAGCCAAGTTGGCGCTAAATTTCAGTGCGGAATCAAGACTAACTACGCAATTTTCTTTATCTACTGAACAAACTGTGACAGAAATTGTTTCACCCCATGAGAGTAAAGAAATGCCAACGTTAACTGTTGACCTCTTGAGTGTCAGATCACTTTCCTTAATCGTCATATTAGACATTTCTACAGCCTTTTCTAATGCAGCAAAAACATAATCTGCGCTATAAGGAAATTGCTGTTGCGTTGTCTGATTTGAAAAGCCCATATACCCTCCATTGTTTATATAGGCCAAATGATACTCTAAACAGCCAGCATTCGCCTCGCTTGACCGTTCGTCTGAAAATCTTTCAACAGTTCCTGGCGTGCCTGCTTAGCCCCGTCCCTAGCTCCCCTGGCTGCGGCTTCATTCATAGCCTGCTTAAGTGCCGCATCACCATTACCGCTGATGGTGAAATGTTGGGTTATGGTTTGGTGAATTATGGTATCTCCTCCAGAGCCGCTACCAATAGAACTACCATCTGTTAATGCTCTAACACCGAGAGAACCATTGGAAGCGCGAGTGAGTGGCATAATGGCCTCTGGCCCGGCCTCTCCGAATACCCCCGCACCTTTCGCAAAAGCGAATACCTGAGGTGAATTGTATACGCCTCCACTGTACGCACTAAGAGAGGGAGAATCGTAAACATTCCCTTTTGCATTAAACTTAAAACCTGCGGCAGCGCTATCATAGGCTCCCGATGGTGTACTTCCGCCCCCACTTCCGCCACCAAAGAAGTTTAGAAACCCTGTACCGCCCATTGATTTAATACTATTTACCAGCATCGCATTCAGCAGAATTTTCTGTAACGACTGAAGAACTGAGTTCGACCAGTCCGCCCAGCTCACTTTATTTCCTGCCAGCGCGCCAGAAAGGTTATCGACAAAACCACTCATCGTATTGCTGACAAGGTCTGCACTTTGAGTAGCGTAGTTGGCAGCGCTATCAAGCCAGTTGTTCAGCCCCTTGTTAAAACCAGCACCGAAATCCTGCTCTAATGCCAGCTTCTTCCGGCTGGTATCTTCCACAATCTGCAACTCACTCCGCTTAGCACTCTCAAGTTCAGCAAGTTGTTTCTGATACTCAGAGGAAGATGTATCAGTAAAATCCTTCTCTAACGTAATGCGGCGCTGATTAAAGCGGTTAATAATGGCATTACGGGCTTCAGCATCAGTTGCTTCCCGATCTGTCATATTATATTTTTCTAAACTCAAAGCTGCTTCACGCTGCATAGCAGCAGCTTCTTCACCCCATTTTTTACTTTCCTCTTGGTATTTTTGAGAGAGCTTTCTAAGATTAGCCTCCTTCTCAAGAGCAGCATTATTCTGCAATTGCGCTCGTATTTGTACCTGCATATTGATCAGGCTCTGCTGATCAGCAGTCAAATGCTGGCCTTTTAGGTTGGCAATTTTTTCATTAAACGCAGCAAGCTGGCTTTCTGCGTTGGTTAGCTTATCTGTGGTTTGCGCCTGTTCACGTAAGACCGCATTTCGCTGTTGCGCCTGCTCCAGTGCTCGCTGCCCTTCACTCAAACCAGTGCTGTTTTTTTTGGGCTGGTCCTTCTTGATTGCCTTATCGTACTCGTCATTAATACCTTTAAGGATGCGTTGATATTCCTGGGAGTCAGATTTATAAATACTATTATTGAGCTTTTTAATTGCCTCCGCGCGTTTCTCTGCAGCACTGGTGCCAGCATCCATATAAGTTTTCAGCCCAGCAGCATTTTTTAACCTCTCGCTCTGTGCTTCTGCATACCCGGCTTTGCTAGACGCCAGAAATCTGCGAGTGGTGGCATCAAAATCTTTTTGATTTTTTTCCAGTGCATCGCTCCAGGCCACCGCCTCACCAAGACCACCAAGGACACCCCATTCCCTGCCAAGATCCTTCAACTTATCAAGATAAGTATCTGCTAGGCCTGAGAGCTCCTGAAAGCGCGTCTTTTCAGCCGCCAGAGCTTGCTCCATGATGATCTGCGTCGCCTGAGCAGTCTGCCCCTTATTAGTGAGGCTGATAATCTGCTGAATTATGGATTCGTTCAACGCAACGCCTTGCTCTGTGAGGCGCAGCATTGCACTTATCGGGTCACCCTTCAGCGCAGATATTTTATTAACTAACTCTTCTGCATTTCCGCCAGCTTCTGCATAAGCGTTTGCCACACTAGCTACTTCATGCAGCAAGTCGCCACTGAATCCACCTTTTGCTGCGGCCGTAACGGCATTGAGAGAATTTTCTGTTCCCCCAAGTTCTGAATTTAACTTTCTGAGGTCATAAACTGAAAATCGGGCCGATGAACCCAGGCTGAGTACAGCTTCGTTAAGTTTTTTGGTTTGCTCCTCACCTTTTTTGAATTCGCTGTAGAGATAAGTTCCACCGGCAGCCAGCACAGTCAACCCAATACCGACGGGCCCACCAAGCAAACTTATTGCAGAACTCAGTGCACGACTGCTCGTCGCTGCAATGCGCTGGCTAATAGATAATTGAGTATTTGCAGCTGCAGCTGCCTCTGTAGAAGCGACAAGGGCAGCTTTGCCGCCTGTTTCAGCCAGCTCAGCAGCTGTCACCGCAGCCTTAGCTGTTTTCAGTTTTTCGAGTGCACCGGCTTCCAGCCGGTTCGCCTCAATGATGGCACGTTCATTTTTGAGGTGTTGGTCCTGATAACTGACGTTAAGCCCGTACTGTTTATTGACCGCAGCCTGTTTTTCGTAATATTCATCAAGCGCGATGGCCTGCTCACGCTGCGCCTGCGCGGCAGCAATTGTTTTTTCAGCAATTGAGACTTTACTCAAGGCAGCCTGTTTTTCTGCCTGAGCTGCTGCAATCTGATTTTGAGCAGCGTCAGCGAGCTCGGTTGCTGCTTTACGGGCAGCGTCCTGCTGAGCCTTCCATCCTCCGGCACTGTTATTCAGTTCGCCTTTGAGAGTGTGCACCGCCGGAATCAGAGCGTTAATGATGCTGCTGCTGGCAACGTTACTCCCTGCGGCCACCTCATGCAGTACATAATTCAGCTGCCCTGCGCCACGAGTAACCCCGGTAAACTGATCAGAATTTGCGGCAGGAAACCCGATGCCCTTCGCCGCAGCTACGGTTCGCGAGATGGCTTTTTCAAGCTCGCCAGCCTGCGTCGTCGCCTGGTTATTAAATTTCTTGCTGGCCTGCCCCGCAGTTTGATATGCGTCGGTAATCTGCGACTTGAATGACGCAGAATTCAGGTGCAGGGCAACCGACAGGCTTGCAACATCACTCATTGTCCAAGAATCCTCATAACGTCGGCGCACTGACTCGCCTGATCAGTGGCAGGTTTAATTGTGGTTGCCGGGGTTGGCAGTTCTGGTTGCGTATATTCCACGGCGTGGCCTGTAAGAGATAGCCAGGCCTGCCAGTGGAGGAGAATATCAGCGGGCAGGCTGGCAATTTTTCGTGGGTCAGGCTCCCCGAGGCGATCGGCAAGGGTGTACATTGCCATCAGCCAGGGGGAGTCCATCAGTTTTTTTTCGCTTCCTCCAGCGAGCCCCAGCTATGGCGCTGGATGGTTTGAAGGGCATCGATAAGGGATGCATTAGAGCGCGCTTTAAGCAGCTCATCGGGGGCAGGAAGATTTTCCGCCGGAATAGGGTTGCCGTTCTCATCCACCATCGCGCTGAGGATAAATGACGCAGTAGACATTGCCATACCCAGTGAGTTGTTTTCCACGCGCAGCTGAGCCTGTTTCTCGTCATATTCCTCCAGCTCGAAGGCTGTCAGACGTCGAATAAAGACATCAGCACCGAGGATCGTTACGTTGTGCTGACTTTTCTCCGGGGCCAGCAGGCTGGATTTAAGATCGTCCATCAAAATTCTCCATTAAAAAGGCCGCAGTGCAGCGGCCGTAAAAGGTGGTTTGTGTAATGTCGTTTATTGGTGCTTAGCTACCCGGCGTGTTGTAGCCCCAGGTGATGTTGTTCTGCTTGCCATTAACAGTAACCTGAATCACTTCACTGGCCGGGGCAGTTATTTCATTTAACTGCCACCCAGATAACGCCATAATCATTGTTGCGGTACGGCCGTTAGGAAGTTCAATGTAGAATTGTACTGTTTCGCGCTGCTCAGCAGCATTCAGGAAGTCGGTAAAGCTGGTATTTGATGGGTCATCGACGAACCCAAGGGATTTCTCCGGCCCTTCAGCCATATCTGAAAGGAACTGCTTCTGGGTGTCGATCAGCGTGGTGCAGTCGACGAAAGAACCTGTCGCACCAGTAGCACCTAGAGCCTTACAGTTAATCAAAGGCAAGAAATCAGCTACTGCCTCTCCTGATTTTCCCCATTTAACTACGGTCCCGGCGGGAAGCATCGCGTATTCCGGTGAGCTTTTATCAGCCATTTTCTTTCCTCAATTAGCGATTATTTTCGATACCCTCACGAAGACTCACTGTGAGAATACGCAAGACTTTTTCACGGTTGAAATCAAGGGCTGGACGCATGAACGGATTGGCTACCTGTTTAACAGTGCCAAATTCCTGCGCCAGCGCTTTCATGGTGTGTTCTTTGGACGGACCGACACGGATTGTCACGACAGTCTGCCAGCGAGCATCTTTCATGCGGTTCCTGTAGGTTGCCTTGATGCTGTCTCGCATGTGTGGACCTGGACTGCTTTCGTCATAGCCTGCATGCTGCCGCATATCTTCGCTTACGATATCCATGGCCTCTTTACCAGCAGCACCAAGAACTTTTACGGCAATTTTTTCGCTCATAGCTTCAAGCTGACGTTCCAGCTCCTGCAGCCCTTTCACCTCCATACGGATCATGAAGCATCCTCCGGGCAGTAGAATATGTAATCCCGGGCACGGCGATATTTTCCACCGTCATCAGGTTCAAAACTTTCCCTCATGCCCTGCCGCTCGACATATTGAATGGGGTATCCCCCCATATGACCGTGAATAACATTTTCCCAGACCGCCCATAGCGCCTTGTCCATCTCTTCTGTTCGACTGTAAAGAGAAGAGATAAAGCTCAGTTGATAGCGAGCCGCCACAATTTTCGTGCGTATGGTTCCGCTGACCAGACGCGGATCGCTTATCAGCTGCAGCGTCACAAATTCACTTTCCGTTTGGGGGCCAATCAACGGATAAACATTCACGCCAAGAATTGTTTCTATTTCGCTTTTAATTTCAGAAAACACGTGTGAAATCCTCCATACACAGGACTTCAATATTGCGTCTGTCGCGCGTGGGCAGCGGTGCAGTCACAGTGAAAACGCGGCCTTCTCCCTTCTTAGTTACCTCAATCAGGCGAGTAACCGTGGCCCGAATATCATCCCGATATCGCATGAAAATTTTCGTGGTGACGTTCGAACGTTCGGCGTTGCCGCTGATGAAGTCCCGTCCGGTAACAGAGCGAATATCCGCAGAGACAACGCCCAGACTTTTCCAGCCAATCGGCTGGCCGAAATTGTCACGGTCGTCTGTTTTGACTTCAATCCGGACACGATGCCGGAGGCGGCCAGGTTCCATCAGGATGTCTCCTCTGCTGCGCTTCCTCGCCAGTTGCGACAGGAAAACATCAGGTTTTCAGCCGCAGCATTGGTATAAAGCTGCACCTCTGTCTGGCTGGTTCGGTGTTCGAACAAATCACCGAAGACCAGCAGCATGGCGGATACTACAGGTGCGGGAATATCTTCAGCCAGTTTCCAGCGAGGGTCATCACACCAGCGCAGGCAGTAATCGAGCGCCGCCTGGGCGTATCGTTTAATCACCGCATCGCGATCGTCGGTGTCCATTTCAACGTGCTGCCTGAGCTCTTCAATCTGCACAACGTCAAGTACATCTATGGTCATAGGCAAAAGGGCGGGTTACCCCGCCCACCTCCATCAACTGCCGGATTCAGCAAAGCTACCCTTGATGAGTGCTTTCGGGCGGTAGTGCGCCAGCGCCAGGCGTTCTTCACAAAGGATGGTCAGCATGTTTTTCACGAAGTTATCGCGGTCCTCACGGCTCACTTCGATGGTGGCATCCATTCGATCCCAGACCTGCGATGCCATGTCAAAACCACCGACGGTGAAGGTTCCCTGCCCCTGCGCGCGGGTAGGCACCACTGGCAGCCCCCACATGATGTTCTGGGTAAACGCCTGCGGACCACCGAAGATATAGCGACCTTCGTTATCCTTCAGCAAAGCAATGTTGTGCCAGTCACGCGGGTTGAGGATGATGCCGGAAGCGCTGAATTCTGACTCTGTAACCTGAAAAATCGCATGAGCGATAATATCGGCGCGCGTATCTCCAGATACGTTCAGATCTGTGTCGTAAGCCGTGGCCACATGGTTGATACCTTCCAGATCATCACCTGAGCCATCCCCGTTCAGCAGCTGGCGCTCTTCTTCCAGAGCCAGGCCATACATAAGACGATTGTTGACATAAGACTGAAGCATTGGCGCATCGTCCATAACCTGTCGTGATGCCTGGATCCAGTGAGCAACAGTTTTCACGTTCGCTGTTTGTTTGCTGAAAGTGAGTTCAGACTCGGGTTTAAGCGCCTTTTCCGCAACGCTTGCCGCATTGTTTGTGAACAGCTCCTCACGGACATATTCCAGGGAATTACTGGAGATTCGCCCCTGCGCCAGCAAGTCGCGGATAGTGAGACGGCGCAAACCCGGCATGATGATACCCGGCACCTGCATTGGCTGGATCAGTGACCCGGCCGATGCGTCATCGCTACCCAGCGACTTGTTGAAAGTCTGTGCTTCGAAGCGGCCTTTGCTGCCGTTCCACGATTTGGTAAGTTCTTCTGCTGCACGCTCTGAGAAGGATTTCTTCTCACCCGGATTATCAGGACCGGACGAGAATTTTTGTTCCATATCGAACAGGCGAGTACCGGCGGCCTTCAGCTCTTCCTGAACTTTTGCCAGATCGTCCTGCAGTTGTTTAGACACGCGGCCGGTGGTTTCAATCTCAGTTTTCTGTGCGTCAAAGAGCTGCTGCATGTTCTTCTGAGAATCGTCGATCGCCTTCTGAATTTGAGCTAATTCGGACATATTATTTTCCTAATGATTGAGGGAATGAGCTGATACGCGCGATGAGCGCGGAAATATCTGATTTGTTTTCGTCGGGTTCGGACTCGCTCCGAATGGCTGACTTAAAACGGGCAATAAGCCCCACTGCCTGTGATTTGCTTAAACCCACTGAATCCCTCAGCCAGTTCTCAACATCACGAATGGTTTCTATACCGTCGATACTTTTCATCGCGGATACACCCGCCAGCTCATTCGCCGGGAAGGTGCAGACGCTGATCTCACGTAACGCAGTAATGTTTTTGAAAATGCGCCCGCCATTAGCCGCCAGTGAGTAGTCATCCTTCGTGACCGAAAAACCTACTGACATACCTTCGACGGTTCCGTGTTGCATGGCTGCTTTCAGATCACTGGCTCCGCTGTGGCCTGGCGTAAGCTGGCCCCGAACGAACAGGCCTTTGCTGTCCTCAGCCAGCGCGTCCCACTTGCCTACGGGTAGCTCCCAAGCGCGGTGATTGAAAAACATTGCCACCTTGCGGGTCTGTTGCTGAAGTGTGTTTTTAAACGCGCCTGACAAAATGATGTCGCCATCAGCATCGACGTTGCCGAATACCGAGGCATAACCCTCAAAAATGCCCTGCGTACCGTCGCCGGTGAACTTGATTTCCGTCTCTTCGAAAGAGAGCGTTTTCTTGATATCTGGCATGCTGCCCCCTAAAAAAACTAAACCCCGCCGGAGCTAGGTTTGTTATCAATTCCCAGATCGGTAATGGGCACATATTGTTTTTGCCGCATAGCGACATCCCCCCCTTCAATACGGGGCATATTGTCCAGTCTGCGCATTTCATTGATCGTTCGCAGACCGGCATCCCCCATTGCTTTCATGAAGGCAGCACGTGAAGCTGAATCACCGCGCAGCAGGCCATCAAGATTATGCTCAGCGTGGTATTTCCCAACCTCTGAAGGTTTGAGTAACCAGCGCTGTATACAGTTTTCCCAGCGGGAGATGAAAGGCTGAAGGGTATACTGGAGAAATCCCAGATTCTGTTGCTCAATTCCCGTCCCCCAGCTGGTCGACTTTTCGACGTCACCAACCAGGTGGGGCGGTACACCGAAGAAGCGCGCCAGTTCGCTAACCTGAAACTTACGGGAGGCCATGGTTTCGGCGTCCTGCGGGCTGACACCGATATCGTGAGCGGCGAAATTAGCTTCGAGAATCCAGAGACGTTTTTTCACCGGACCACCAGCAATTTCCTTAAAGTTTTCTTCAACCTGATCGCGCTGCTCTTTTGTCATTACGCGATCGCCAACAGAGAGTATTTTCGGCGACTTTGCCCCATTAGCGTAAAAGTCACGCTGCTGGTCCTCCATCGCCACCGCGACACCTGCTGATTTACATGCATGAGCGATAGGCGACAATCCGACCAGCCCATTAAAACCGAAGCCCTTCAAATGGAAAATTTCGCGCTGGCTGAAATTGGCGTACTCACTATCCCGCTTGTATCGATAAATGATTTTCTTACCTTCCAGCCGGACATCCATATTCGCGGACATCAGAGGTAAAAGATTGATCACATCCCCAACGGAGTTGCGCTCAATGAGGGCGTAGGCATTGCCATAGAAGCAAAGCTGCATCGTCATTGATTCGCGAAACTCCTGGGCTGTCATATACTGGTTAGGTGAATAACGCAACAGACGTGCCAGCGGATTTTCCATACCAACCTTGATCCTGTTGTCCTGGCTATCCGTCTCAAAAACATCCAGCGGGAGCGTGGCCGTTAATGTCGAGATCAACGAGACGCAACGCCACACAGTGGAAATTTGCAGAATACGTTCATCAGTTACCTGCGAATCCCCCAGCGCGCCGTGAGCTGAAACCGGGCCGGTTTGTGAGCCCTGGTCTGGCGTCACCAGCCGACCACCAACAAACCACGACTGCAGGCGCGCCCACATGCCGTTGTTCGTGCGTAAATCTATGCTGTATTTAGGTTCATCCATCACATGCTCAGCGGTTTAAATAAGAAATCTTCAAAGTCGCCACCAGCGATAACGACCTCCCCGTTTGCAGCCCCAGCAGCCATTGTCATGGCAACCATTCCGTCAATACGTCCTGTTGCTTTTGATTTATCCAGTTTGCGGTTACCGGCTGCATCTTTCATCACCACCGCGTTCTGGGCGCACATCGTCAAAACAGGATGCATGCCATGCCTGATCCTGCCGTTCAGCAACAGGGATTCGATGGTGTCCACAGCTGGCCCCATGTCTTTGAAACCCTGCCCGAATTCCACCAGCGGTAGTACCAGGCCGATGTTCTCCAGTTCTTTGCGGAACAGGTCTATACGCCAGCGGTCAAAAGCCATGGATGCCAGTAAATCGAAGTCGCTAAGGATTTCGGCTATGTCATTAACAACAAACTCGTAATCTACAGACGATCCCGGTGTCGTTCGCAGGAAACCCTGCTTAACCCAGACATCGTATGGAACCCGGTCGGTTTTAGCGCGATCAACCAGCGTTTTTTCAGGCGTCCAGAAGTATGGGAACACATCCCATACGCCTTTGCCGTCCTCACCGGCAATCACCAGCGCTGTAAGGTCATTGCGGGCTGACAGGTCAAGACCTGCAAACCATTTACGCGGTGAATTGATTGCAGGTGCCCCCCCGCTCTCCCAAACATTCTTTGAAATGAATGGTGAGATGGTAGACACCCGCTGATTCAGGCAAAGATTACGAAAGGTGTTTTCAAAACTCGGCATTCGCCCGGCCATTTCGGCCTGACGCTCTAAATCTTTAAGTGAACGGAAGCTACCCAGCGCCGGGTTGGCCGCTGACCATCCTTCCCGGTCGCTGACATCGGCCTCTTTAGGGGCCTGGTACACGTGGGAAACGATATGTGGGTCCCCGGAGCGTTCAGCATCGTCAAGCCAGATGCTCAGAAGGTCATTATCATTAGCCGCCTGAGTGCTTATCGCTATCAGCAGCGGCGATTCATGCGCACCCTGCGCAGTGATAATGGCGTCGATAAAATCGCTCTGTGGCCCAACAACCTGGCCGACCTCATCGAGAATAGCCAGCACCGGCGAAAGACCATGGGTGGTTTTCCCCTCTGCGGCAAGCGCCCTGAACTCCACATTCATAGGTAAGCCAATAAGCTTTTTACCGCTAGGAATGATATGAACGATGCCCTGAAGATCAGGGTTCAGGTTAATCATTTTTACCGCGAGGCTGAACACAATCCCCGCCTGCTCACGACTCATAGCGCCGCTAACAATCTGAGTATTCTGCTTAGCCTCCGGCCCTACCAGATGTGCAAGAAGTATTCCGGCTATAAGTCCCGTTTTACCATTCTTGCGTGCAATACTCAGGTAGGCTTTGTCTGTGCCAACCGGGTTGTCATACATCGCCAGGAGAAAGAGCTTCTGAAATTCATCAAGCCGCATCGGCTGTCCGATGAGCTTGCCCTCCGGCACGATGCAATAGCGCTCTATGAACGCGATAACTTTTTCACCACGCGTCATTGAACACCTATCCGTGTTTTGGGAAAGCGATCAGATTGTCATCTTCTCCCGAATTCTGATTAACCGTCCCGCGTGCGTTACGGTCATTTTCATTGCGCTTTTTCTGATCGCGACTTTCGCCGTTCGTAGCATGTGAATGGATTTGCAGATCACGTCGCTGCGCCAGGATGGTTCGCTGCAACTCAACAATCTGCTTACGCAAATCTTTAATTAGTTGTTCGCTTCGAATCTCGCCGCGTAACCGTTCTTCTTTGCGTAAATCCTTCCTTAAAACGGTGATATAGAGCTGATTATTTGCCAATTCAACGGCTGCAAGCAGGTCTGCTGGCGTCCAGCTGTCCAGCGCTTTTGATCTGATATTGTCATGCCAGAAAGGTTCGGCTTTTTTCTCCAGACCCGCATGCGCCGGAGGTTTGAGCGTATCCTCTGTTGCATTTTTCATGGCCTGAAGCGCCGCCGCCGAACTGTCGGAGCGGGTTCGTTTGTCTGCCATTTTTAGCACCTGATAAACCCGAAAAAATCGGGTTAGCGTTTTATTTGAGGGACAGGCGCGGTCATTTAGAGCGAGAGGGGTAGAGATTCACCCTCCCCCCCCATGCCCTCACAACGCCATTGATGAGATTAAATCTCATTTACTTCCAGTGTGAGTTTGGATCTAGAGGGTAGCCGTTGACGTCGCAACCGATGACCGTGCCACTCCTCTCCATCCTCTGCTTTGTTGAGTCGTGGTGCTGCTTGCACAGGGGTTGCCAGTTCTCTTTACTCCAGAACAGCAGCTGTGCTTTGGCTATCGCTGCCTGATTACCAGACCTGATAGCATCTTTCAGTTTGTGTGGTTCGATATGATCAACCACAGTCGCCGCTACCGTCCTGCCCTGCTCTTCACACATCCGGCACAGTGGATGACTGCGCAGGAATGACAGCCTTGCCTTATCCCACCTGCTGCCATAGATTCGTGGTTCTTTATTCATCGTGCCAGCCTCCATGCTCTGCGCCGTTCTGTGCGTGGCGCTGCGTCTGGGTGACGCTCAACCGGTTCGCCGTCAGCATGATCTACCAGCGAGTAACCGCTACCTCACTGCTCCAGCGCGGACTGCTCCATAGCCACAGCTTTATTGGCGGATTTACAATTAATCTGTCCCTGACAAAGTCTCCAGCATTTATATTCGGAGAGGTTTCAGAGTCTGCGAAATTGATAGCATAACCACCTATTACAGTGATTAACGCGCTACTCGTCCCATCGGTAATTTGAACAGGCTCAGTGCCTATAATTATTCTTTCTGTTGCCATTTCCACCTCCTTCCTGACAGGTACTTAGTTAGAATTAATGTTGAAGTGTAGTGAGGAGTTGATGCTTGCTATTATATTTCTTTAATGAAAGAACATTTACTGATACAGCTATCAAGATCCATTCCCCAGTTTTTTGTATTTTCAGGAATGGCCGATTCTTCGGAGTCATTGAACTGCAGTGATGTGGATGTCCCATTCGAATAAATAAGCTTTGCTGATGTTGCGAGGTTACCCGGATTCGTCAGCATTGCGAAGGCCTGTGAGCGTGTAACTGGCTCCCCGTTCGTTCTGATAATGCTGGACGGGAATGGACCAGATTCATGCTGAACGCCCCACGCCGTGAACGCCGTTGCATCAGGCGTTGATATCATAAATGTCGAATCACCAGATGCAGTAGCTGCACCTGAATACCAGTAACGGAGCCAATCATCAGGGAACTCATCAAAACCATAAGTGAATGGAGTGGCAATTGTCGATCGCCTGTTTTTAAAATCAACCGTATGGGGCTCGCCGCCAAGCGTGGTATTACCAATTAGCAGAGAACCGACAAGGGAATCAACGTGCACAAAAACTGATTCACAGTAGATGTCTCCGGCAACCATCCCAGAAATAGGGGTTTGGATACGTCCAGGCTTTCCTGTTTCCGTTGTAACGGTGTACGCCTCTCCCCCATCAAGTGCAGGGATTACACCAGGTTTGATTGTTGCTACCCCATCCCTTGCCCAGGCAGTTAAATTATGAGAGTAAAGGATAGAATTCGTTGCCGGGGGTTCAGGAGGTCGGCGACCAAGCGCAAAACCAGAGAAATATTCGACTGGCCATATGTTTGGTTCCGCATATTCTATAAGCCCTGATTCAGCCAGAAACGCACGCTCGCTCGGGCAGTGATAAGACAATCGTGAGTCGAGCTTTGAACTGGTTAAATCGATATCGCTCAAATTACTGCCGCTGCCTTCTGATACGCCCAGCACTATAGCGCCGGATATAATAATTCCGGTCATGACAATCCTCCTTGCGGGTTTTTAGCCAACATCGATAACAACCACCAGCACGACGGGCAGGAGCCTCATGTGCTCTTCGAGTGCACGTTTTAAAACGTCTGTGCGCTAATGTGCGAAATGGCAATTCCGTTCTTTGATGAAACAACGCTGGCAGAAGCGTATGGGACACCATCAATAGTGACCTGCATAATTTCTCCATGAAATTTACTGGCGCTGTTTAACACTCGCTAATACGAAATTTTTAGAAATTGCTATTGTTAAGTTTGAGAGGAGAGACTGTTTCAGAACCTCAGGGATGAGGCTCTTTTTTCTCTTATATTCTCGCAATTGTTTTGCCAGGACTTGTTGTGTGCCAGGACATCGCGCTTCGTCTGCTTGTCCATCACAACGATATCCTGTCTGGTCAGATAGAGCGGTTTACTCCATTCACAGGCGGTATCAATCACTACCGGGGCGCTGCCACGTGTCACGCAGCTCGCGATCAACATCGTCATCATGCATACGGTTAACAGTCTGCTGTACATTACTGGCCTCTTTTGCTGCCTCAATCCGGCGTTCCGCTGCTGCGATTTTTGCCGCTGCGTTCTCTTCGGTGCGCTGCTGGTTTGCTTTCAGTTCTGCTTTGCTGGCGCCGCGCATGTGGCCCAGGCCAAAAGCGCCNGCGATGGCAGCTAAAACTGCGGCANCCAGGCCGATTAACGTTTCAATCCCCATAGTCACCTCACATCAGCACTGATTTCGCCAGGCTGAACCGCGCGCGGCGGTCATCAAGACCGTTGCGTCCACCATTAATGATAAGTGTTACGCGCTCCACGTCGCCGGAATAAAGCAGGCAGCCGTGAGAGACATAGAACCATGCCGCTGAGCGGGCTGCATATTCATCCTGTTCCAGGAGTTCTGGCCGGGTTACAAGGTCCAGCTTCAGCGCGTGGCCACAGTTGCGGTAATTGCTTAGCCCGGTGATTTGCTTCAGTCCGCGACCGCGATATCTCCAGCCATCACCAGCCACCTGATTACCCAGGTTCTTTTTACCCCACTCACCGCCGTAAACCAGATTGGCTATCGCTTTCTGATTTGCCGGTTGCGTTGCCGTTCTGCCGAGTGCGGCCGCCTGCTGTACGGTAATGCGGTGTCTTCCGAATTTCGGCACCAGATTTTCTGCCGCATAATTCAGGTTTTCTACCAGCCGGGTGAAGCCGCCGGACTCATGGCCCATCTGCGCGATAAACATGGCCTGATCGATCGGTGCAATGATGCCGGATTCGCTCATAGCGGAATCAATATGCGGAAACCAGCGCGAAGCAATCCCGGCGCTAATGCCAGCCGCCTTTTGAAATTGTTTTTGGTTCATTAGTGCCTCAGAGCATCAACCAGGCGTGCAACGTTTCCCCTGGCCCAAAGAACAGCAGCGCAAATCAGGACATTCACCAGCACAATGAACCAGTGCGATTCATGGTAAAGGCCGAACAGGAAACGGAAAGGAACACTGGCGTATACCAGCACCGTGAAATAGGCCATCAGCGATATCAGTGGGCGATGTCTCGACCCGCCACGCTGGTAAAACATCAGGAGAATAACGATTACGCCGCAAATAAGGGCGTTGATAATTGCTGCAGGATCACTTGTTACCATTACTGGTCCCTCCTCCACGTAAGCGAGAGAGAATTCCAAACAGGCTACCCAAATCCTGATTATGGACAAACGTTAGCAACTTAATTGCCACGGCGGCCACCATTACCGCCCCCAGTGCATCAAGCGGCCTGTCGCTGTAGTTGGTCCACTTCGAGAAGAAGGAGCCAACCAATGGAGCACCAAGAACGCCAAAGATGAATGACGTGATGAAGTAGCCCACCAGCTTAAGGCGGGTGATATTTACCGCTGTAGCAACGTAGAACACCGCGCCAGCAAAAGCACCAAATACCACACCGTAATCAATGCCGGTTGCCAGACCGAACATACTGGCACCCATCAGACCACCAGCTGCTACAGTAGTGCCAGAAACAGGATCAGACATTTAGTCCCCTCTTATTGCCGTGAGTCCTCTCAGAGTGAGGGGAATAAAAAAA